ATTGGAAAATGCTGTTATTCAAATCGCAGCTTGGACTGATGAACGTGGTCTATTGATTGCATCTAAACCTAAGAAACTTATCGTTCCACCAGCATTGCAATTCGTTGCAACACGTTTGTTGGAAACTAAGCTTCGCGTAGGTACAACTGACAATGACATCAATGCTCTTGAAAACAACGGTTCTATTCCAGAAGGTTACACAATTAACCACTTCTTGACAGACACCAATGCTTGGTTCTTGACTACTGATGTTCCTAACGGTATGAAACACTTTGTACGTACACCATTGCAAAACTCAATGGATGGTGACTTCGATACAGGTAACGTTCGTTATAAAGCTCGTGAGCGTTATTCATTCGGTTTCTCAGACCCATTAGGTATGTACGGTTCTCCAGGCGCTTAATACCGCTCGGTAACACTAAGGGGACTTCGGTCCCCTTTTTCTATGTTTTTTACTATTCAATTACCGCTCGGTAATTCATGATTTTACGTATTGCGACTTGTATAGAAAAGCGCAGAATGTATACACATAGTAGCTGACGTGTATATAAAGTTTAAAAATGTATACATATCTACACTATTAAGTTAGTTTTGCTTGTAAAAATAAACCTTCTATTACAGACAAACTTTTTTGTATTGAAAATATTACACTTAAAGGAAATTATCATGTGGACAACACCAGCAGCTACTGAAATGCGTTTTGGCTTTGAAGTGACAATGTACGTAATGAACAAGTAGTACTAGGGGCTTAGGCCCCTTTTCTTTTTATCTTCTTCGTAGTGGTGTTTACGGTGGCAATTACTGCATAACACAATACACTTGTTCTTAATTTCTTCCATTGCAAATGCAAAGCGCCCTGCTCTAATAAGCTCTGTAATCTTTTTATTAGCTGGATTGGGTACTACATGGTGAAAGTCTAGTGCAGCGGGGTGATTTTCAGGGCATTTAGTGCAGCATAAAGTAGACTTAAACTCTGTAAACTCAGCCCTTCTTTTTCTTCTCATTTTACCTGTGCTAGCGGTAATCTTTTCCTTGTTAGCTTCATAATATTTTCTTGAATATTCTTTTTGTTTTTCTTTCTTTTTAACAGGGTCTTTAAAAGGCATTATGCTCTCAATAAACATTTGACACGGGAACGATAACATAGTATAAAAGCAACATCTAGGATTATTTTTTACTGACCCAAACTGACCTAGCAGATATTATAGAAATTGGGTTGGGAAGTGCTATAACACAAAGGAAAATATAACGGCAATCGCTACTCACTTAGGCCCATGGTTATTGGGTACTGTAAAAAACACTACTGGCACAACAGCTGGTACAATCCGTAACACAGGCGCTACAACCGTAACGCAAACTGGTGTAACAACTGTTTCTAATACTTCAGCAGTTACTTTATTTGTACTTCCAGCAGGTGCACAAATTTTAAGTTTTACTGTTGATATTACTACTGCTTATGCAGGTACTACAGGTAATACAATTACTCTTGCAACTTCTACAGGTACTACATTAGGCACTGTTGGTAATGCAACCACTACACCTTTATCTGTTGGTCGTGCAACATTCGCTGTTACTAATGCAAGTATCGGTACTTATGTAAACGTAGGTACTACTGATGTGTTAATTCAAGCTACTTATGCTTGTGCTGGTACAGCTTCTGGTGGTGCGGCAACAGTTACATGCACTTACACTGTTCGTAACCCTGACGGCTCAACCGCTCCAACAGCGTTTACAGCTTAATTAATCTGAACGGGGCTTCGGCCCCTTCTTAAATCACAAGGAGATTAATTATGTCAACGATAGTATTACTAAATAATGCGACTTCTACAGTCACGGGAACGCCTCAAAACGTCCAAGCATTACGCATTCCTACAGATAACAAAACATTCCAAGCTTCAGGTAGAGCCAATAGTGCAGGTACAACTGATGTTGTTGTAGAGGTTAGCAACGATAATGTAAACTGGATAACAATGGGTACAATTACATTAACGCTAGGCACTTCAACAACAACTGATGGATTTGTATCAAGTGCTAATTGGACATACGTTCGCGGTAGAGTAAGTGTAATAACATCAAATATAGGCGCAACAGTAAGTTTATTCATGGGGCTATAAAATGGCAACAACCGTAAATCAAAAAGTAGCAAATCCAAGTATTCTTGGAAATAGTACAACAGGTACTGGAAGCATAGTATTATCAGAAAGCCCTACCATTAATAACCCTAATCTAACGGGTTCGGTCTCTGCGAACGTAAACCTTCGCTCAGGCACATTAGGCACACTTTTACCACTAGCTGGGGGTATATCTGAAATCGGATATGCTACAGATGCTAACGCCCTTGTAAGATTTAACGGTGCTGCAGGGCAGGCTCAAATAATAACAGGTGGAGCAACATCAAATTTTACATTTACAATCGCTAACGTAAATCAATATACAAATAGTGGAGCGTCGTATATTGATTGTAGAAACCTAACTACACTTAACATATACATAGACGACGCTCTTGCAAATGAGGGTACATATATAATTGAGAGTATTAATATTAGATTCCCTTTAATATCATTTATATCATTTACTGTAAATTTGGTATCATACGGACCTTTGCAAACTTTAGTTTATGGGCAAAGTGTATCCATATCGCCTTTATACCAACCAGAGGAACCCTTTACCCCTACATATTCACCTATAGATGCGGATAGAGGGAGTGTACCTAAATTTCAAGTTGATATTACACCTGGAACTGTATCATTTAAATTTATTGGCTCAGGTGGAATTGGCTCTTATTATACTAGGCTTGCTATACCTGAAGTTATGGAAGGGCAGTATTTTAGTAGTTCTACTTTAAATAGTTCACAAATAGGGTATTCTTTTATAAATTCTGGAAGCAGTACTCCTCAAGCATTAACAACTGCAGTGGTAAAAAATACAGGGACTATTACATTCCCTGCAGGGGGGGTATGGATGGTATCAGGAGTACTTAATATTGTTTCTACTAATACTACAGTAGTAGCGCCTATAGTTTCCGCAGGGCTTCTGATGGATAGTGCAACAGATAACCCAAGCGGTACTAATATTACAGCCGTAATGACCAAAGGTAGACTAGCTACAAATATAAATTCACCAGCTGGTACCATAACCCGATTTACATTACCGACCGCTGTTATTGACTGTGCCATAAATACCGTTAAGTATCAAAATGTTTATGCGGAGTTTAACCCTGGTACGTTATCAGCGTATGTAATCTTTCGGGCAACAAAGCTAGCATAATGCCTATTACGCTTAACGGGGGTAGTACAACAAATTATTGGCAAGGCTGGGATAGATTTCAAAACCCTGAAGCTAGCGCTACGCAATACACTACAACGGCAGGTGGTACTACAGTTAACTCTGTTATTAAAGACGCGACAAAAACTGAAATAACAACACTTAATGCTATATTAAATAATGCGGTATCTTGCAGTCAACCAGTTATAAGAACTACAAATTTAACACCAACTATTTGTGACACGTCAGGGTTTCCTAATGTAGTCAGCCTACAAGATGGGGTAGGTAAAGTAAACATATCAACTACTAACGGTGACTTACAAATTCAGTTAGAGTGTAACATAGATGCAACTGTAGGAAATGCTTATTTATCAAACTATACAAATGGCTCGTTAGCAAAAGCAATAAACACTTTAGTATTGTCCGCAGTAGGTTCGAACCCCGCTCCGTCTGCATCTTTTATGAACGTGTATTCAAGCGGTGATACTAAAAATGATAACCAGTACACTAAAAATATTATTGATTTAAGCCCATTTGCAAATGGCCCAGGGGGTACACTATGTTTAATATCACCAAGGCATGTTATTACCGCTTGGCATGTGCAGCCAACTATAGGGAGTTCAGTAACTTTTATAACTAAAAATGGCGTAGTACGAACCAGAACAATTATAGACGCAAGAAGTTTAGCTAACTATGATATTTGGGTTGGGTATTTAGATAGTCCTATATCAGATATTACACCATATTCAGTACTTCCAGCAAACTCAATAACAACGACTAAACTACCATTAGCGTCTGATAATACTGGGGCTTATGGAATAATGCAATTAGGAATTTATGGATTTACAGCAAAACAAAGGTACCCATTTGGGGGTGGAGACCGTATCCGCCAAATGCAGCTAGGCGTTATTACAAATGTTTCAGGAAGTTTACTTAGTCCAGTTTATACACAACAAGGTGCTGGAATACAAACACAAACAAACATAGCCCCTAAAATTACCAATGTAAATGATTTACGTTACCCATATAAAAATTGGTTTACGTATGTAACAGGTGGAGATTCAGGCTCTCCTACATTCCTGCCGACTGGGTTAACAACAGCGACAGATACACCACTAACGATATTACTTGGAAATCAATCATCCGTTAATGCAGCTTCATCATTGTCATATTACACTACAGAAATTAACACGGAGATGAATGCACTTGCTGGGACAATAAGTACATATGCATTAGACCAAGTAAACGTATCGCAGTCGGCTTGGTGGAATAGTTTTACAACATATTAATAGGATATAATAGTCATGAGTGTCGAACGCGAGCTAGCAGTACATGAAACGGAGATTAAACATCTTCAAGCCGACATGGATAAATTAGTCCGTGATATGGATGATATTAAACAGACACTAGCTGAAATCAATACAACCCTTGCAGAAGCTCGTGGTGGATGGAGATTTTTAATGATGGTCGGTGGGGCAGGTGGTGCGTTAGGTGCTGTAATTACCCACTTTACGGATAGCTTTTTTAAATAGGAACTACTATGCCAAGTAAAAGTAAACCACAAGCAAAACTAATGGCTGCAGCAGCACATAACCCTAAATTTGCTAAGAAGGTAGGTATTGACACCAAAGTAGCAAAAGAGTTTAATACAGCAGACAAAGGTAAAGCAATGAAAAAAGGCGGTGTGTCATTAGCTGTTGGTCGTGGCGAAAAGTTATCTACCGACAAAGGTGCTGGACTTACGGCTAAAGGTAGGGCAAAATATAACGCAGCAACAGGGTCTAATTTAAAAGCCCCGCAACCAGAAGGTGGACCACGCAAGAAATCATTCTGCGCACGTATGTCAGGTATGCCAGGTCCAATGAAAGATGAAAATGGCAAACCTACTCGCAAAGCAGCATCCCTAAAACGTTGGAAATGTTAACAAGGAAATATTATGAAACACGAAGATATTAAAATGGACAAAAAGACAGTTAAAAAAGCTGTTGGTATGCACGACAAACAAATGCACGGCGGCAAGAAAACTAACCTAGACACCCTCAAAAAAGGTGGTATGGCTAAGAAGATGGCTACTGGTGGTATGGCTATGGTTGAAAAAGACGGTAAAAAAGTACCTGCTTTCGCTGCTGATGGTAAAGGTAAAATGGCTAAAGGCGGTATGTGTGGTACAACTAAAAAAATGGCTAAAGGCGGCGGTATTGAAACTAAAGGTAAAACTAAAGGAAAGATGTGTTAATCATGGACAAATCAAAAGAGAAAAAAGTAGTTCCTCCACCAGCACCAGAACCTAAACCAAAAGATGTTCCAGAAGATGACGCACCACCAACTGGACCTGATGGTAAATATTTAAAACCACGCCCTTATAAAAAAGGCGGTAAAGTTTCTTCAGCATCTAGTCGTGCTGACGGTTGCTGTACTAAAGGCAAGACTCGTGGGAAGATGATGTAATGCGAGCCTCTCGTGGTATGGGCGCTATCGCCTCTAGCAAAATGCCTAAAAAGAAGATTATCAAGCGTAAGGATAATCCTGAAGACGTCGAGATGTATAAAAAGGGTGGGAAGGTAAACTTCCCTAGCGCCGTAAAACTACCTAAAAGCGCGAAGTATGCTGAAGGTGGTGAGTCAAAAGTAAACGCCGCAGGTAACTATACACAACCTGGAAAACGCAAAGCTTTGTTTAATAGTATTAAGAACTCAGCAACGCAGGGTACAGCTGCAGGTCAGTGGTCGGCACGTAAGGCACAGTTATTAGCTAAGAAATACAAAGCCTCTGGCGGTGGTTATAAGTGAGTGCGTTAGCTAAAAGCCAAAAGTCGCTTAAGTCTTGGACTGAACAGAAATGGACAACCAAGTCAGGTAAAAAATCATCTGATACAGGTGAGCGGTATTTGCCTGAAAAAGCGATTAAAGCATTAAGCCCTTCAGAGTACGCTGCAACAACTAAAGCAAAACGTGAAGGTAAAGCGGCAGGTAAACAGTTTGTAGCACAGCCTGATAAGATTAAAAGCAAAGTTAAACCGTACAGGAAAATAAAATAATGGAAATATTTGTCAGTCTTATTACTGGGGTATTAGCTGGATTTGAATTAGACGAGACCGACGAATGTAATTTTTTGGTTGTAGCGTTGTTCATAGTGCAGATAACATTTAAATGGAATAAAAAATGACCACAACAGGAACCACTGCGTTTAATCTAGATTTGAATGACCTCATTGAGGAAGCATTTGAACGTTGCGGTTCAGAGGTTCGTTCGGGTTATGACTTTCGTACAGCGCGTCGTAGTTTAAACTTACTCACTATTGAGTGGGCTAATCGTGGCATTAACTTGTGGACTATTGAACAAGGCGAGATTCCTATGGTAACAGGTCAAGCAACATATGACCTGCCTGTAAATACAATTGATTTATTAGACCAAGTAATTCGTACAGGTTCTGGTAGTGCATCTAATCAAGTTGACATTAATATCAATCGTATATCCGAATCAACATATTCAACAATCCCAAACAAATTAGCTGTAGGTCGTCCTATTCAAGTATGGGTTAATCGACAATCGGGGGCTACAACACCAACAGGGATTAATTACCCTCAGATTAATGTGTGGCCTACCCCTAACGACCCTGGTAGTCAGTATAGGTTTGTCTATTGGCGTTTACGTCGTATTAACGATGTTGGTGATGGGGTTAACACACAAGATATTCCGTTCCGCTTCTTGAACTGCATGGTAGCAGGGTTGGCGTATTACTTGTCTATGAAGATTCCTAATGTACCAATGGAACGTGTTATGGGCTTAAAAACAGATTACGAACAACAGTTCCAGCTAGCAGCTGATGAAGATAGAGAAAAGGCAGCAATTCGATTCGTACCACGTAACATGTCTTATACGAGGTAAACAATGCCAACCAAGTATGCTAGTGGTAAGAACGCGATTGCCGAGTGTGATAGATGCGGTGAATACTACAAATTAAGAGAACTAAAAAAGCTTGTTATTAAATTAAAACAAGTGAATATACTTGTTTGCCCAGAATGCTGGGACCCAGACCACCCGCAACTTCATTTGGGTATGTATCCAGTGAATGACCCACAGGCTATTAGAGAGCCTCGTAATGATACCAGTTACGTTGTTTCTGGGCGCAATGCAAATGGGAATGTACAAGATGGTAGCCGTCAGATTCAATGGGGCTGGGCACCTGTAGGTGGGGCTAGTGGGTTTGATACACCGCTTACACCTAATACATTAATATCGCAAGGATTAGTAGGAAGTGTTACAATCACAACAACATAAGGAGTAATAAAATGGCTTATAAATCAGGCGCTGATGGCGTAACTAAAACAGGCAAAACAAAAGGTAAACAACTAGGTATTGACGGTAAAAAAGTTGGTACTGAATCAGGCGGTAAAGGTTCAAAAGGTGTTTCATCTGAATCAATGAAGTCAATGGGTCGTAACATGGCTCGTATTTCAAATCAAGGATAATATCATGGCTAAGAATAATTTACCTGCATCAAGCTATGCGCCACCTCATACTATGGATGGTGGTCCTGTAAACAGGCATGGGCGTGATGTAAATCCAAACACTCGTTCCGCTAAAGACGTATGCCCTACAACAGAAGCTATGAATGTTAGCGTTGGTGGCAAAAAATCAGTGATGAACCCATATGGCGTTGGTGAGATGCGTGGTTATGGCGCTGCTACTAAAGGTCGTAAGATTAGTGGAAAAATGGGCTAATGAACTACATCCAACTAGCGCAGGCAATTCAAGACTATAGTGAAAATACGGAATCGCTTTTTGTAGCGAATATCCCTCGCTTTGTTAAAGAAACCGAAGAACGGGTTTATAACTCCGTTCAATTACCTGTACTTAGAAAAAACGTAATAGGTAGTCTTACCCCAAGTAATATGTTCTTGGCTTTACCTGACGATTGGTTGGCTACGTATTCTCTAGCGGTAATAGAAACATCTGGAACCTATAAATACTTACTAAATAAAGATGTTAACTACTTACGTGAAGCATACCCAAACCCATCAGTAACAGGCCTTCCAAAATACTACGCTTTATTTGGTAATAACGTAGAACAACCCAATGAACTAAGCTTAATAGTAACTCCTAGGCCCAATGATAATTATCCAGTTGAACTAAATTATTTCTATTACCCAGAGTCAATTGTCCAAGGGCAGATTAATTTATTAGGAACGATTACTGCAGGTGCTGGGTATACAAATGGTGTATACGCTAATGTACCATTAACTAACGGTACTGGGACTGGTACGGATGCTACGGCTACAATAACTGTTACAAGTGGTATTGTTTCGTTAGTAGAACTTGCAAATCCAGGAGTATTCTACGCGGCAGGTGAAATACTATCTGCTTCACCCTCAAGTATTGGCGGTTCTGGTAGTGGGTTCTCAGTACCTATTGTTGATGTAATAAATCCAACAGGTACCTCGTGGCTTGGCGATAACTACGACCCAGTGTTGTTTTATGGCGCTATGCGTGAAGCTGTTATCTTTATGAAAGGCGAACAAGATATGGTTGCCTACTACGAGAAGATGTACCAAGAAGCGATGACACAACTTAACAGATTGGGTACTGGACTTGAGCGTGGGGATTCATACCGTGATGGACAGGCTAAAATTAAGGTTAATCCATAATGCCAATTATTCAAACACAGTGTACAGTATTTAAGTTTAATCAGTTAAAAGGATTAGAGAACTTTGCTGTTGGTACCCCATATACGTACAAGATTGCACTATATGATGCTAATGCTAATTTAGATGCAAGTACTACAGTATATACTACTGATAGTGAAGTTGTAGGAACAGGGTACATCGCGGGAGGCAAAGCGCTGACCGTTATACCCCCTGCCTATAGTGGCTCGACTGCGTATATATCTTTCGGTACAGTAATCTGGGACCCAGCTAGTTTTACATGTAGAGGCGCTTTAATATATAATGGTACTACTAACGCTGCTGTAGCGGTACTAAACTTTGGTGCAGACAAAACAGCAGCAAACACATTTACAATGACTTTTCCAACGGCAGACGCAAGTAATGCCATAATTAGAATTTCTTAGGAGTTAACATGAGCGGAATTAATAAAGTAGGTATAGGCGATGTATGTGATGCATCAGTAACTAGAAGTTCAGGAAACAACGCAGCGTTCGGTATTGCTGGACGTTATGAGGTTAAATGCCATGACAAAGAAGGTAGTTTGAAATGGGAAGACAGTATTGAGAACTTAGTGGTTAACACTGGCTTAACAATTACATTAAATGGCTCACTAACTAATACTGCACAAGGCGCAGTGTTTATGGGTTTAAAAGGCAGCTATAGCGTTGTTGCAGGTACTACAATGGCTTTATTAGCTGCAGATACAACAAATGGTGAACTTATCGGGTATACAGTAGGCGGTTCAGCAGTTCGAGCATCTCCTACATTCACTGCAGTAGCTGCAGGCGTAACAAATATATCACCAACAGCAGCTCAAGTGTTTACAATTGTAACAGGGCAAACTGTATTTGGTTGTTTCTTGGTTACTGGTACAGGTGCGACTAACGCACAACGTTCTAATACGGGTCAATTATTTAGTGCTGGTAACTTTAGTTCTTCGAAAGTTGTTGCACCTGGCGATACATTAAGTGTAACTTACACAGCAACAGGCTCTTCATCTTAATTAGGGACTAAAAATGCCTTTAAAAATTGCGGATAGGGTACAGGTAACCGCTACAGCTAACACCACGGTGAGTTTTTCTCTTGGTGCGGTTGTAGTTGGTTTCCGAAACTTTTCATTCTTAGATAATGGTGACACTACTTATTATACAGCTACTGATACTACAGGGAAGTATGAAGTAGGTATTGGCACGTATGCAACATCAGGCACGTTACTAAACCGTGATGGTGGGATATTTGCTTCTAGTAATGGTGGTAGTGCCGTTAATAATTTTGCGGCGTCAGTTAATGTATTTGTTACGTACCCATCTCAAGTCGCGGTGATTACAAACGTTGCGCAAACGCTTGAAAATAAAAGGATTACCCCAAGAAACGTTACAAGTGCAGCTGCCGTAACGCCTAACGCTGACACAACCGACCAATACAATGCCACAGCGTTAGGTTCATCAGTTACTATAGCTGCCCCAACAGGTACTCCTACAAACGGACAAAGGTTAACGTTTAGATTAGTTTCTAACCCTGCAACGGCACCAACTACACTCACTTGGAACTCAATCTATAATGGTATGGGTATTGTTTTACCAACGACATTAAATGATACTACTTACATTGGTTGTATTTATAACACTACTACTTCTAAGTGGGATGTAACTGCAGTAACGGGACCTCTATAAAATGGCAGATAGATACTGGGTTGGTGGGACTTCTATAACTTCCTTGTGGACTAGTGGTTTTCAGGGGCCGTGGAGAGCTACGCCAGGGGCATCGTTTTCTGGTACACAGGTGGGGACTGGGGGCACTAATACTAATATTGTTACTTTTACTAACTTAAAAGGCCCCATTGCTAACGGACATACTATATATGTTTCTGGGACGACTGCTACAATAAATTCCGCCATTACATTTTCAAACCCAGAGCAGACGGCGGGGTCTTTTACCGTTAACACATTTAGAAATTTGTCAACCCGTGGAATGTATGCTCACGCACTTAATACTACGGTAACTGCTCCAGGAACATCAGATACAGTGTATTTTGACGCTGGAAGCGCGTATTCAAGCGCCGATAGAATACGACAAGTAGACCCTACAACCATTAACAAATTGAATATGGATGGTTTTAGGGGTAGAATCGTATTAGGTAAAAATAATGCGGGTAGTATAACTTATGGACTAACTGTTAATACAGATATTACTTGGCCTTCTAATGATGTAGCGACTTCTATTGAAGAGGCGTATATAACCTTAACTAGCACTTCAGTATTATATAATAATGGGTGGACTACTGTCGATGGACCTTTATCTTATGTATATTATAGGGTTAGCGGGTTCACCCCACCAGTTAATATAATTGCTAGAGGACTACAATTAATAGGAGCAGTTAATCTAAGTAATAGAACCATAATAGCTGATAGAATAGTAGCAACTGCTACATGTGTCCTTACGCCTGGAACAAGCACACTTATAACTGGTAGTTATACAACAGATGCAGGAAGCACTGCAAATACGTTATATAACGTAGAAATTTTAAATTACAGTGGTCTTAATTATGTAGCATCAGTTACTGGGACATTAACCTATAATTCATTAAGTATTAAAAATGCAGAGGGTACAGTAGGCTATGCGATAATAGGGGATACCACTTTAACAAATTTAAACATGCAATCACCTGATAGTCCATCTAGTCAAAACTTCTTCATAGATGGTGGGGGTGGCGGGTCTACCATTACTAAAACAGGCGGGAATTCTGTTATGCTTCAGGTAGGCGGTGTTTATGGATGTGAATTTCAACCCCCTAATACATTCTTTAGTGTAGGAGCTGATTTTACAGACCCAATAATCGGATATGGTAATTTAAACATTAGACCCTCTCCTAGCCCGTTGAATTTCCTCTAGTTATGTTTGGTTTATCCTCATTTTCTCAAGCACCCTTTGCCACACTTGGTGGAGGCCCTAGCATTTTTGCTGAATTAATAAATGAGACTATTAATATACAAGATACAAATGCAGGGACAGCATTTTTTCTACTCACAAAAGCAGAAACAATAAACTTAACTGATACATATACACAAGCGCTAACAATCCCAGCAGCACTAACAGAAACAGTTAATATTTCACACACACAAGCAGTAGATGCGACTTTTGTTTATACACTGGCAGATACAATTAGTATCACTGATAGTTATATTCAGGGCGATAATATTACTGAAAGATTTAGTTTAACAGAAATATACAACGCTGTTACATCTTACAACATACCAATAAACGAAACCGTAACCGTTACAGACGTCAATAATGCAATTACTGATTACACCCTAGTATTAAATGACACCTATAATTTAACTGAATCATACACGGCTGAAAGATTTCAAAATGTAACCGTTTCAGAATCACTAAATGTAAGTGATGTTTATAATAGTCCGATTGGATTTGCTGTAACTATTCAGGAGTACGTGGTATTATCTGAATTAATAGAAACGCTTGGATGGTATGTGATAAACAATGCGCAAACACCATCATGGTCAGAAATAATTGGTGAGATGTATGTTTTCAATGGGTATTACGTTAACGGATACGTTACTGATAATTAGGTATAGACAAGGATAATTATGTCAACAATAGTTACAAGAGCAGGGAAAGGTTCTCCACTTACGTTTGATGAGATGGATTCGAACTTTATCAACCTAAACACAGACAAAATACAGTCAGGCGATACAGTTGCCGCATTGACGATTACTAATGCCGCTATCACAAATGGAACGGTAGGCGGTGCAGCTATTACAACTGCAACCAATACCCAAACGCTTTCAGGAAAGACACTTAATACTCCTATTGTCTCTGGTGGAACTGTATTACTTGGAGGCGGTGGCGAAGGTGGGCAGATAAATTTTAATAACGCTGATAATTTATCAACAGGTATGATTATAGATGTTGCCTCTGCTAATGTAGGGCGTATATTTTCTATTATTAATGATTTTACACTGCAACTTGGTCAACTTGCTGGAACTAACGGAAATGTTCAATTATACACAGCAGGTTCAGAGCGTATGCGAATTGACGCAAACGGTAACGTAGGCATTGGTACAACAAACACCAACCCTGTTGTTGCTGGAAGAAATTTAGCTCTCAATTCTGTATCTGGTACGAGTTCATGGTCTTTGTCTTCTGCTGGTACGCTTGGAATGTATGGTTACTCTGATGGAACAAGTGGCGCAATTGCTGTCTTCCCATCAGGACCATTAACCTTTTTAACTAACAACACCGAAAAAATGCGCATTACCTCAGCAGGTAACGTGGGCATTGGTACAAGTACCCCTTTTGGAAGATTTGATGTAATGGGAGTTGCTGGCGATATTACAGTGTTTACAGTTCAATCTGCTGATGGAAGCATGTCTCGTATAAATCTTGCTAATACTACTAGAAACTGGACTATCTCAAACTATGGCTCGCAGTTTTCTCCTAATGGGTCTCTCGTTATTGCAGACGAACAAGCTGCTGCTATTCGTCTTTTAATAGATACATCAGGTAACGTAGGTATTGGTACAGCTACCCCAAACGCATCCGCTTTACTAGACGTACAAAGCACTACAAAAGGTGTTCGTATGCCTAATATGACTACGGCAGAGAAAAACGCTATTTCATCTCCAGCGGCAGGTTTAATGGTTTTTGATACTACTTTAGCAAAACTATGCGTCTACACAGGCGCTGCTTGGCAAACAATAACTTCAACATAAGGAACTTAACATGACAACATTTAATTGGAATATCTCTCAAATGGACTGCTATCCTGAAAAGGATGGCTTAACTGACGTAGTCTTTACTGTTCACTGGCGTTGTACTGGCGTTGACGGTATCTACTCAGGCTCTATATACGGCACTTGCGGTGTGACATTAGACACTGACGTACCTTACACACCATATGCTAATTTAACAAAAGAGCAAGTGTTAGGATGGATTTGGGACAGTGGCGTGGATAAAGATGAAACCGAAGCTAAGATTGATAATCAAATCGAAGCACAGCAAAATCCACCAGTAGTATCACCACCAATACCGTGGGTTTCTTAATAGTGTTTTTATGCTATCTAGGTTAAAATACAGTAATTAATAAGGAATTAAATTATGGCATCAACATTCTCACCATCATTAAAGCTTGAACTTATTGGTACTGGCGACCAATCGGGTACATGGGGTAATACAACCAATAATAACTTAGGCACTTTGATTGAGCAGGCAATTGCGGGTGTTGAACAAATTGGAATGACTAATGTTGATTACACCCTATCAAGTTTTAACGGAATTGCTGATGAAGCTAGAAATGCCGTGCTTGTGTTAACAGGCACTAACTCAGCCGTAAGAAACGTCATCGCCCCTCCAGTTGAAAAAACATACATCATTTCAAATAATACCGCAGGTGGATACGCTGTAAATATTAAAACGCCCGCACTTGCAGGTGTTAGTATTGCTAATGGTGTTACAGCGATTGTGTACTGTAACGGAGCGCAGTTCTTCCCTGTTACTAAAAACTATGCAAGTACTAATACACCAGATTCTCTTGTTCTTCGTGATGGTTCAGGTAACTTCGCAGCTAATGTAATTACAGGGAATACAGTAACTCAGGCACCGAATGATAACTCAACCAAGTTAGCTTCAACAGAATATGTAAACGCAGCTGCTGTAGCGGCTCTTCAGTTAATATACCCGATAGGGTCTATATATACCAACGCTGTAAACGCAAATAATCCTTCTTCACCTACACTACTTGGCTTTGGTACATGGGAAGCTTTTGGCGCAGGTAGAGTAATGGTTGGACAAACTGGAACTGTTCCTTTTGTAGCAGGTACTACAGGTGGTACTGCAGATGCAACACTAGTATCCCATGGACACACATTTACTGGCAATCAGTTAGCAGACCACAGTCATACTGGTGCAGCTGCTACAGCTAGATTATCTATAAATAATATCAGGGCTAACTGGATTGGTTCAGGCGGCGAAGGTGCCACTACTGCTATCTCTGTTAATGGAGCATCAGCAGGTACACCTTCAGGTTCTATAAGCGTTGAAGGCTTCTCGGCTACTAACGCTAACTTACAGCCATATGTTGTTGTTTATATGTGGAGACGCACGGGATAATGATTAACTCCCGCAAACTAGAAGACCTGCACCCTAAAGTCAAAAAGATGTGTGAGCAGTTCATTGCCTCTTGCGCTAAACACAATATTGATGTATTAATTACGTCAACTTACAGGGATGCAGAGTCACAAAATGCACTATATGCACAAGGACGCACTTTGCCTGGAAAGAAGGTAACTAATGCATCAGCAGGTAAGAGTTTTCATAATTGGCGTGTAGCATTTGATTTTGTACCGTTAGTTAACGGTAAGGCTATGTGGTCGGATACTGCACTATTTACAAAGTGTGGTGAGATTGCTGAAAGCTTAGGACTTGAATGGGCTGGTCGTTGGGTAAAGTTTAAAGAATTAGCACATTGCCAGTATACTGGTGGCTTAAACCTTGCTGACTTTCAAGAAGGAAAAACTTTTTAATCGTAACCTCAATAGGAGATAATATGTTAGATTTTATTTTAGCTCGTGGTAAAGAAGCATCAACATGGCGTGGTTTGGTAGCATTAGTTACCGCTGGTGGTATTGCAATTTCACCAGAACAAGGTGAAGCAATTATTGCTTTAGGTTTAGCAGTTATTGGTGCTATTGGCGTATTCACTGCCGATAAAAAATGAAGATATTACTTGCTGTACTCGACAGGTTACTTGCTTTATTAGATAAGTGGGTAGCCCGTCAAGAGCACAAAAAAGCACAAAAGGCGAGAGATGCACTTGAACAAAACCCTGCTGATTGGTTTGACATTCACTTTAATATCGGGGTGCGTACAAACGACCCCAGTAAAACCGACCAAACCGACACTACAGATACAAAAGCAAAGTGACGGTGGAATTTGTTTAGACCGAGCAAATGCTAAAGCGCTTGGAGAATACATATTGTCATTAGAGCAGGAATACCAATAGAATGCCATTACAGAAACTAGAATATAGACCAGGGATAAACCGCGAAGGTACTGACTATGCTAACGAAGGTGGTTGGTATGACGGGGATAAGATTCGCTTTCGTTCTGGCTTTCCTGAAAAGATTGGTGGTTGGTCACGTCTATCTAATAATTCGTATTTAGGTGTTGCTCGTAGTTTATGGAATTGGGCGACACTTAACGGCAGTAACTATTTAGGTGTTGGTACTAGTAAAAAATATTATGTTGAATCAGGTGGGGAATACATTGATATCACTCCAATTGTATATAATTCTCCTGTAGGAAATGCTTTTGTAGCTTCTACTGGCTCAAGTACTATTAGGGTTACTGACCCTACATATAGACCCACTAAAGGGGATTTTGTAATAATTACAGGTGCTTTATCGTTAGGCGGAAATATAACTTCTGCGGTACTAAATCAGAACTATGAAATCATAGACATTACAACCCCTGGTACTTATACTATTAATGCGAAAGACCCAACTACAGGACTACCAGTTTTAGCTAACGCAAGCGACACCCTTACAGGTGGTACAGGGGTAGTAATAGAATATGAAACTCCTATTGGACTAGATATATTTACCATCGGTTTGGGATGGGGTACAGGACCTTGGGGAGGCACAGTTGGGGTTACTACAAACTTAGGGGCCTCACCATTTGATGCTGTCAGCGGGTCTAACTCAGTTACGGTAAATCAAACTGCGCATGGTTATACAACGGGTAATTATGTAACTTTTTCTAATGCTACTGCTTTTGCAGGTTTCACTACAACTCAAATAAATGACACCTATCAAATCACAGTACTAACAGTTGATTCATATCAAATATTTTATACAACAGGCGCAACGTCAACTGCATCAGGCGGTGGGGCTAGTGCTAGAGTAACTACACAACCTCGCCCTTGGGGTTCTAACTTTATATCGGGTGTTGGGCAACAATTAAGATTATGGTCAAATGACAACTTTGGGCAAGACCTTGTTATTGCCCCACGTAATGGAGCTATATCATACTGGCAAGGTGGCCTAGGGTTATCGTACCATGCCCAGCCACTTGACATTTTGTCAATTAACGCAGGGTTTGCAGGGCAGTTTGTACCAAACAAAACATTACAAGTTGTATCATCCTCAATTCAACGCTTTATTATTGCTTTTGGCTCAAATCCGTACGACCCAAATGATTCAGAAACAGTATTTAACCCCATGCTTGTGCGTTGGTCAGACCAATTAAACCCATACCAGTGGGTGCCTGACGTAACAAATCAATCAGGTGAGTTTACATTAACTAATGGCTCAGTAATTGTAGGGGCACGTACAACCCGCCAAGAAATCTTAGTATGGACAGATACAGCGTTATATTCCATGCAGTACCTAGGTGCGCCTTATGTATGGGGTTTTAACATTTTGATGGATAATATTTCTGTCATGTCACCTAACTCTATGGTTACGGTAAACAACGTTACCTACTGGATGGGTGGGGATAAGTTCTATATGTATTCAGGTCGGGTAGAAACACTGCCTTGCGCCTTACGTCAGTATGTGTTTAATGACATTAACAAAGACCAATCATTCCAAGTATTTGCTGGTGGTAATGAAGGCTACAACGAAGTATGGTGGTTCTATTGCTCAACCAATTCAACATCAGTTGATAAGTATATTATTTACAACTACCTAGACCGTGTTTGGTATTATGGCAGTATGGCACGTACTGCTTGGTTAGATTCAGGCATTCGTCAATATCCTATGGCTACTGATTATAATCATCGAGTATTATATCATGAATCTTCGGTAGATGATAATGCTGGTGAGTCTTCACTTCCTATTAGTTCTTATATTCAATCTTCTGACTTTGATATTGGTGATGGTCATAACTTTGGTTTTGTTTGGCGCGTACTTCCAGATGTAAACTTTAACGGCTCTAATGTGAACAACCCCTCAGTTACAATGACAATAAAACCTCGTGTAAACTCAGGCGCTCCTTATAGCCAAGCAAATAACCCATCTGTAGTAAGTGCTGATAATTATGGTGAATCGCGGGCTTATAACATTCAAGAATTTACAGGGCAGGTATACACAAGGCTTCGTGGTCGACAGTTAGCATTCCGTATTGAGTCAAATGAATTAGGCGTAGCATGGCAGTTAGGTGTACCTCGTATTGATATTAAACCTGATGGGCGTAGATAATGGTTGTTAACCCACAGCTAAAAAATCAACAGCTTCGTCCTTCAAAGGCACCTAACTTGCCTATCGCGCCTGTAGAGTACAGTCAACAATATATAGACCAATTATCTAATGCATTCCGTTTATATTTTGCACAGGTGGATAATTTTACTATTGGTCTAGCAGGGATTAACGGCGGTAGTTTTTTACAGTTTCCTAATGGTGCATTTCATCAAGATGGTTATACAACGCTAACTAATGCTATACCAAATTCAAGTTCAACGGCAACTATTGTTGTAAACTCTACCGCTTTGTTTTCATCTGCTGGTACGCTTATAATTGGAAAAGAATTAATTAGTTACACAGGAAAAACAGCAACCACATTTACTGGAATTACTCGCTCTGAGTATGGCTCTTCAGGAGCTTCTCATGCAGCTGGAGTTTATGTAACTGAGGCGCAAGCAGTGCCAAATGCAACAACGGCATTGGCTATTCCATTTGACTCAACAGATACTAGCAATCAAGTAAGTATAGATACAGTAGACAACAGTAAGATTGTTTTTGCCGTTTCAGGGTACTATAACATACAGTTTAGCGCTCAACTTCTAAACCCTAGAAGTTCAATAGATAATATAGTTTTTTGGTTTAGAAAAAATGGTATTGATATACCCTATAGTGCTGGCGTTGCTACAATTCCAACAGGGCCTGGTACTAAGTTAGGCGCTACCATAGCTGCTTGGAATATAGTGCTTTCTATAAATACTGGGGACAATATTCAATTGATGTATCACTCAGAGTCTGGAGATACAGTTATTGGCACATACCCTCCTGGTACAAGCCCAATACATCCTGCAGCTCCGTCGGTTATTTTAACTGCAACGTTTGTATCGGCACTATAATAATGATAATATATGGACAAATAAACAAGGATTTAAATTATGATTTCGTTTTCATCACTTAGTAGATATTTTGCCTCTGCCTTTACCTTCTATGTTGGGGGCGGTATCGGTGAAGCTGCACTTATAGGTGCTGCATTTGGTGGCGGTAAAGCTATCGTAACAGGTGAAGACCCGTTAAAAGCAGCGTTGCTTGGTGGGGTAACAGGCGGTGCAATGTCGGGGCTTACTCAAGGTGCAATGGGATTAATAGGCCCAAATAGCGCCGCTGCAGGGTTATCTACTGAAGCTACAAATCAAGTAGCGAAAGAAGCAGTAAGCCAAGGAATCACAAGCGCTGCTCCTGGTGTTAACACAGCTCTTAATGTAGCTAATACTTATAATCCTGCACTATCTTCTGCAGTCCAATCATCGGTTCCACAAGGTATTGCAAACGTTAACACAGGACTTAATGTAGCTAATACTTATAACCCTGCATTATCTTCTGCGGGCTCACAAGGCATTGCCGCCGCTCCTACTGTAACAGCCCAACAAGCAGTACAACAGGCAGCTGCAGAACAAGCATTAGCGCAAGAAGCAGCAAAACAAGCCGCATTACCAACAACGCCTAATGGACCGTTCGTAGACCTTAAAAGTAGGTTTAACCCTACACCTGGGAGTATGCTAGACAAAGGATTTGATTTCGCAATTGCAAATCCTGAAATAACTGCAGGTGGTGCGGGTGCTGCATATGGTATGCTCTATCCCCCAAAAATGAAAGAGGAAGAAGAAAAAGAAGAAAAAAGTCCGTTGGCTGGGTATGACCGTGATAGTTTTACCCCCTACGATGCACCGCGCCCCGACCCATACCCACAAGCTCAGTACACTGATTACTTCAGAGGTGCTAAAGAAGGCGGCGTAATGCGCTCTTATGCACAGGGTGGCATTGCTGATTTAGCTGCTGAAAGAGAAATGAGGGGTAGAAGCTATCCTCAAGGACTATATAATTCAAGCCGATACGCAATGGCATCTCAGTCACCTATTAGTGGTGATGTTGTAAGTGATGGTTACGGACCTGCAATCAATACATATAGTGGCATGGCAAAAGGTGGAATTGCTAGGTTCTTCCCAGGGGGTCCTACAGGTAATAGTGGTCAAGTGTATTATGATTCTGCTAAAGGACAATACTACACCCTATCACCAGGAAGTTTTGGTACCGCTGCTATGTATGGTAGTAATAATACTCGTAATCGTAGATATATCGGTGATGCACCAGCTGCAACTTTTGGCGACGTTCCCTTATCAGTAGGTAGATATAAAATTGACCCTATAGAAAACCACTATCGAGCAGAATATAGCGAACAAATGGCCCCTCGTGAATACACTGGTCCACAAGGTGGGGTAGGTAGAGATTACTCACTAGCTGATTCACTACCGTTACTTGCTGCAACAAATCCAGAAGTTGCTGCGCTATATGCTTCTCCAGCTCCTGAAGGTACGGCTGAGGGTACTTCTACAGGTACAGCTTCAACACCTGCGGCTATGGCTAGTGGTGGTATTGCAGGTTATAATTTAGGTGGCTATGCTGCTGGGGGTAATCCACGATTATTAAAAGGTCCTGGCGATGGCATGTCAGATAATATCCCTGCTACAATTGGTGACAGACAACCCGCTCGACTTGCTGATGGTGAGTTTGTAGTACCCGCTGATGTAGTTAGTCACTTAGGTAATGGCTCAACAGATGCAGGTGCTAAACATCTATACAACATGATGGATAGAGTACGTAAGGCTCGCACGGGCAATAAGAAACAAGGCAAACAAATTAAACCTAATAAGTTTTTACCTAGATGATTTTAATACAGACAGTAGGTCCAAATCATGTGCATCAAGTATGGAATACAGTAGAACCATTTATTAAGTCTTCGGTTGATGTAGCGTTAGGTGACATAGATTGTACACTTGACCAATTAAAATTGCAGTTGGTTAGTGGTTCACAGACATTAATGGTAGCAGTAGAAAATGAAAAAGTTATAGGGGCAGCAACGATTCAAGTAAGTACACATCCTAATCATAGGGTTGCAACTATGACTAATGTAGGTGGTAGAGGTATTGTAGATGAAGAATCATTTAATCAAGTAATTGCATGGGCTAAATCTCAAGGAGCTACTAAAATTAGAGCGTATGCTTCTGAAGCACGGGTTAGGTTATATAGACAAAAAGTGGGACTTATTGCTACTGAAACAGTAGTGGAGAAATTAATATGAGTATTTTAAAACAACTTAAATGGCTGCTTATTGACCAGTTTATGTTTTATACAGGCGGTGGTGGTGGTGGTGGCAATACTACGGGCACTACTACAGCTTATAACACTAACATCCCTGAATATGCCAAGCCTTATGTAATGTCCATGTTGGGTTCCGCCCAGCAGCAAATATATAATATGGATGCAAAAGGTAACATACAAAGCTTTAAGCCCTATCAAGCATATAGTGATAATGTAAACGATTACTTTGCTGCTTCATCACCAATGCAAGAGCAGGCTTATGCTGGTGCTGCCAACTTACAACTCCCAGGTCAATACCAAGCAGGCTCAGAGCTAGCAGGTGCAGGTGGGTTAGGTTCACTAGGCGTTGCGGGTCAAGCAGGTAACACTGGTAATAATTATTTTAGTATGGCTACAAATCCTGGTGCTGTTAATCAGTTTATGAATCCGTACTTAATGAATGCGTTGAACCCAGCTCTTGAAGAATCACGTCGTCAGTATGGCATTACAGGTCAACAACAGCAAGGTCAAGCCACTCGAGCAGGTGCCTTTGGTGGGTCTCGTGAAGCACTAATGGCTTCTGAAAATAACCGTAATATGAATACTGCTATGAACCAAATGATTGGTCAAGGCTACCAAAACGCATACAACGATGCACAAGGTAATATCTTTAGGGGTAATCAGTTGGGTCTACAAGGTCAGCAAGCTGCACTTCAAGGCTATGGTCAAAGTGTACAAGCGGCGGGTGCACTAGGTCAACTAGGTCAATCACAGTTGCAAGGACAACAAAATATTATCAATATGCAGAATCAGTTTGGTACTGCACAACAAGCAGGTGAACAAGCTAAGATTGACCAAGCTATCAAAGACTACGCAACTAAACAGCAATACCCGATGATGCAATTAGCGAACATGAACGCATTACTTCGTGGTATGCCGTTAGAAAATGCTTCAACTTCAACATACGCACCACCTGCGAGCGGTGCAGCACAACTTGGTTCATTAGGTGCAGGGGCATACGGTATTGCTAAATTGGCTGGTATGGCTAAAGAAGGTGGTAGTACTAAAGATATTAATAAACGTGCTGGCACAGGTATTGATGAATTACACATGAGTGAATTGATGAATTATAAGGGATAACTATGAACATGCGTGACCCAATGAGCCAGATGGCTCAAGCACAAAGACTGACTATTCCTCAGTTACAACAAGCATTACGTAACGGTACGATTAACCCACAAGTGGGTCAAATTGTTTTGGCTTCTAAAATCAAACAAGATAAAGACGCTAAGATGGCTATGGCAGCTCAAGCCCCTAAACAACCGCCTGTAGTAGCACAAAACCTTGCGTATGGCGCTGGTGTAGATACACTGCCTTCTAACCTGCCTGTTGAAGGTATGGCACAAGGTGGCATTATTGCGCTTGCTGAAGGTGGTACATTTAGCACAGACGATATGTTTATGCCTATGACTATAAATCAGTATAACGCGTTACTACCTGAACAAAAACAAAAATATGTAAATCAATATGGTGCACCTCCAGAAGATAATACCCCAAAAAGAAACCCATTAACAGGGTCTAATACGCTACTTAACAGAGCCATAAGGCAAGGCACTCCATTACGCCCTGAAGTTCCAGTAAGCGCACCTGGAATTGAGCAGTTTAACATTGATAAAACATACCCTAAAAAAGAATCAACTAAAGCTCCAGCTCCAGCTCCAGCTACAGCTAAAGACAAACCGTCAATGTTAGATTCTATGTTATCTGGTAGTGAATCTAGGTCAAGCTCTACTCGAACAAAAGGTGCAGGTACAGGCATTGGGGGTTATAATATCAAACCTTACACAGAAGCTGAAAAACAACTTAAAGCTCAATATGATTCTGAAATGAATCAAGCTACTGGTAAAGAGTATACATTTGATGAGATAGCTGCTAGACGTAAAGAACAACAAAAAGCTGCAGGTATTGACTTTGATGTATATGGTAAACAAAGAACAGAACTTGAAGGCAAGAAAAACTTATCTGACACTCGTTCTCGTCTTAATGAAGCCATGCCTTACTTTGCACTTGCAGAGCGTTTAGGACAAGCACCGAGACCTGGTGAGACTACTATGACTGCATTCTCTAGTGCGTTAGCCAATGCAGGTAGAACTAAAGCCGAGATTGATGATAAAGAAGAAGCACGACAAGAGAGAATTGGTGATAAACTTACCGCACTAGCCGTTGCACAAAACCAATTTAACGCGGCTCAATTTAGTGGTAACGAAGCCGACTTAAAAGAATCTCGCAATCGAATAAAAGAAACACGCTCTGCCTTAACTAACTTAGGTATTAAAGGTGTTGACCAGCAAAACGAAATGGCTAAAACCATGTATGAAATTGATTCTAGAGAACGTATCGCTGCGAATCAAGTTGCCGCTACTAGATATGCGGCTGATAAAGGGCAGAATACTGTTATGAATATTGCTAAAATAATTAAAAGAGACAACCCTGAAATCAGTGACTCAGAAGCAATTAGAAGGGCATACGAGACTAGCAACCCAGGCTTTGGGGCTATCGACCAACGTGATATTGCGTCGCAACGTACCGCATTAAACAAAGAGTTATCAGAATTATCGCCGTTTGATAGGTCACCTGCAACAATCGAAAGAAGAAAACAAATCACTGCCGCGCTAAATGCATTGTCAGGTGGGGCAGGAAGTGCTGGAGCAGCAGGTCCTAAGATGGTATCATTTAGTGAATTAAACCCTGGTTAGGAATTAGCATGAATGTACAAATGCCTGATGGAACAATCATAACTGATGTTCCTGAAAACATTACGCAGAAAGAATTACTAGCTAAATACAACAAGTTTAACACTCCTAAAATTGAAACAGCTGGTGTTGGTGAAGCCTTTGTAGGTGGAACCAAACGTATGATTAGTTCATTGGGGACTGGTGTATCAGGTATATTCAATGCCGAAGAAGCCGCTAAAGCTGGTGAAGAACGTCAAAAAGCTATCACTGAAAGGCCTGGTGCTAGCCTAGATAAAATCGGGCAAGTATATGATGAAAAAGGTTTATTCCCAGCTGCTCGTGAAGTCATCAGTCAAATCCCAAGTGCTATCGCACAACAAGCTCCGCAATTAGCAGCTGCTCTAGGCACTGCACGACTTGGCGCTATGGCAGGTTCAGCATTTGGTCCTGTTGGTACTGTAGTTGGTGGTTTAGGCGGTGCATTCCTTCCGTCATTCGTTCAACAATCAGGTACAAACTTAGAACGACAAGCACAAGAAGGTACACCAATTGACGCTGGCGCTGCTTACAGTGCCGCTGTTCCTCAAGCTGCTTTAGATGTATTTACTGACAAGTTATTATTTAGTAAATTGATGGGTCTTCCTGTTAAGACGTTAGGTCGTGCTGAAGCGGATGCTGTTGTTGCTAAATCATTAAAACGTACATTAGCAGAAGGTACCGCCAAAGGCGTTGCAGCCGAAGTTCCTACCGAAGTTGCACAACAAATGCTTGAGCGTTACCAAGCTGGCTTATCGCTGACCGATGATGAGGCTAGAAAAGAATACGCAGACATTGCATATCAAACTGCATTGATTGGTCCACTAGGTGCGATTGGTAAATTCCAAGAACGTGGTGAAGCTAAAAGAGTAGTTGCACAAGACGAAGCGGTACAAGCAGAAGCTGCTCAACGAGCACAAGCTCAAGCACAGCGCGAAGCTACTGGGGTAATGGACCAACTACCGTTATTTACGGAAGAAGAAGCTCCAACACCTGCGGGACCGATGCCACCAGAGGGTTTTACCCCTCCGACACAGGAAGAAACACCAATTTCAGAGCCAGAAACGTCGATTCCTGGCGTAGAGGTACCTACGCAGGGCGAACTATTTACGCCAAGGGGTAAGCCTAGCCCTGAAGCTTTGGCGAGCGTAGAGACGGGTCGTTTACAGTCACTTCCAGCGCAAATTGCAGAATTAAATAAAACTCCTGAAGGTCGAGCTGAACTTGCTGGCAATATGAAACTATACTTCCCTGATTTATCTATCAAGGAAAGAAACAAGACTCGTCAAGCAATTCAACAAGGTGTTTATGGGGTAGAACCTGTAGCTCCTGCTGAAGGAATATTGACTCCTGAGCTATTAAAAACATTTGGTATTACTCCAAGTAATAGAAATGTGTACAAAGCGTTAAAAAATGCAAACCTAGCTGACCCAACTACATATAACTTACTTACAGTATTGGCATCGGGTAATAGTCCCACAGGTGTTTATGCTAACCGTATTCTAGAAGCATTCCCTCACTATAACCCTAACGCTGTTCAGCCTGACTTATTTGGAGTACCTAATGCCCCGCAAACCCAACCGACAGCAGAACCTTCACAACCAGACCTCTTTGGTTTTCCAGAGGACGGAGTACCAGCTACTACTGAGCAACCAGGAACTGAGCCGAGCGTGGGAGTGCCTATTCAGCCAGAAGAAACCACGCCTGAAGAAGTTGCAGAACCTGACGGAACAGGAGTGGTTAGTGATAGTGGAGTACCTCAACCAAACGTTAGAACAACTAGACCAAGCAAAAGGACTCAACCAAGTGCATTAGCACCAGTACCAAAAAGCGTTGCGAAAGATGCCGCCGCTGAACTAAAAAAAGAACCTGTTGCAACTACATGGAGTTACTTTAGTGACATCCCATTTGGTAAGCTATCTAAGATTGGTAAAGATAAAGTAAAACAAGCACATAAAGACGGATACTTAACTCAAGATACAGCTGATGATATTGAAAGTATTGAAATAGCCAATACAACTAAAGCAAATGTATCTACTAGAATAGCTACAGGTAGTCCAGAGATGGCAGTTCAATTATTATCTAGAAAAATAGATGAAGCTGTTGCAAATCAACAAGAATTAGAAGATGACCCAACTGCTACACAAGAAAAGAAAAATACCGCAGCTAAAAAAGTAGCTAAAATAAAAAAACAGTTAGATAAACTATCAACTGAAGAAGCAACTACCACTAAAGCACCTGATGCTTCTGAATCTAAAACTATATTAGAGCCAGTTGTAAAACAATACGCGCAAGATGCTGTTGATGGTTTCTTAATTGGTGACAGTGTTCGTTACGGAAACTTACCAGGTACTGTTGTAGGATTTAATGGGGACTACGTTAAATTCCGTCCTGACACTGCAACTAACCCTAAAGCATATCACAGAGTTCAAAAAACACAACTTAAACTCGTTAGTCGTCCAGCTTCTGGAATAAATGCATCGGCATCTAAAAATAGTGAAAGCAAGTTTGGAACAGAAGCAGGGCAATTAAATGCTGATATGGCAGGGATTATCCAATTACTGGGTTCAAATATGTACGCTGCTAGTCTTGCTGATGTATCAATTAAAGAGTTGCTTCAAAACTCATTTGATGCGGTAAAAGCCGCGGTTAAAGTTGGGTTAATTAAAGAGGGTGATATTAAGATTGATATTAATAGTAATGACCGCACGATTAAATTTACTGACAATGCTCGAGGAATGACAACAGATATTGTTAAGAATGCGTTTTTTACGGTAGCTGGTTCCGATAAATCGGACCTTGACCCAAGTGAGCGAAGCGGTGGCCTTGGATTAGCTAAAATGGGTTTTATGATGGGTGCTGAACGTCTTAAATTAGATACGGTTCGTGATGGTGTACGTACTGTTGTCGACACAACATCCCTAGAAATAGCTAAATCTGCATTTAAACTTGTTAAAACTCCAGCGCCTAAAAATGCGCATGGTACAACTGTAGAAGTAAAAATTCCTGAGTACTACACAGACTCAAACACAGGTGAGCAAAAGTATATTTATTTCCCGTATAGCACTGATGTTCAACCGCTAACTAAACCTTTAATAGGCCCTACAAAAGTAACTGTATCTTTTACAGGATACGGCGATACTGATACCAAAGTGCTACCTGTTGGCGTTAATTTTGATACTAAAGAGATGCCATTACTTACTAAGGCAAACTTTTCGTGGGGAAGTGCGGATATTTATTTTGGTGTAAATCGTAATGATAAACCAAAGCACCGAGTATTATCCAGTGGTGTATATCAGTTTGACGAATATTACGAGCTGGCAAGGGGGGAAAGACTTCCTTTTGATGTTATTGTTAACATCAAACCTAATGTAGATGCAAAACACCCAGACTACCCTTTTGAAAACAGCCGAGAAAGATTTAAACCTCGTTTAAAAGAGGATATGGAATCACTGCAGAACTTCCTTAGAAGGGTTGCTCGCGGTGAAGAAGCGAAAAATTTACAAGAGAGCTTTAAAGGTATTGTATCAATGCCTCGTATTGAAGCTGGAGAAGATGTAGCTGAAGTAAGTAAAAAACTTAAAAAAGTATTTGACCAACGTGGCGCAGGTGAAACTAAATTTGAACTGCCCCCAATGCCTAAATCTATTGTTATTAAAGATAACATCGTCTCTGATGATAAAGGGCGTGTTATTGTAGACAAAGAAAACGCTGAAAAGAAATCAGAAAAAAATAAGGAAAGTACATTTGAAGCAGAAAACGAAGCTCCTGGTAGCGATAAATTCATGCTTAAAATGGAGCAAGACCCTAAACTTCCTATATTCCATAACAACACTAATGTGGATTTTATTGATATAGGTAAAGCGTTCGGAGACCCACAAGCATTCTTTGCCGAGCTTGGTACCCTAATGGTCGATATGAAAGAAGAATTAGCTAAGAGTAAGATGTGGGGGTATGAACAATTATCACCAGATAACTTATTCTTTGGGGGTATCTCAGTTGATAAAGGGTACGGTGGGGTACATATTAAAGTACCTTACAAGGCTGTGTTATTAAACCCATTCTATGACTGGGGAGCAAAGTCGTTATTTGGCATAAGGCAAAATCTCCTTAACACTATGATACATGAGATAGCACATCAAGGAGATATGAGTCATGGTGTTGGACACAATGGGCAAATGATTAAAGTAGAACAATATCTTGCTGATGTTGGAATGCTTGACTATTTTAGAGATGCAATAATGGACACATTAGTGCGTCATGAATCTACTTTTACTGCAATGAGGGAAGCATATGGAAAATCAACAACAAAAAACACTGCAAAGTCTCTTGAGGATTACGCAAAAGGGTCCGCATCAGCTAGAGGAGTTAATCGCGGCGGCGGAAACACGGCACGAACTGTACCGTCAGGAGGGGGACAGGGAAGGAATGGCAATATACAAGCCAATAGTGGACCTACTACGCAACGTGGAAACACCGTCCCAGGTAGAGGCAATGCTGCACAGATAAATCCAGTAGCACAGGCTCAGGCACGGCAATTTATCGCTGGTATGTCAGGTACTCTTGCTCAATCCGTACCAACACAACCAACAACTACTACTCAAGTACTAGGTAATATTGCTACTACTATGGTGAACAACCCTAGTGGTGCGTTTGGCATGATTGAGGAAATGGCTAACAAATTCCGTACTAAAGTAATTGACAAAGCGGCAAATCTATCAGCTGCAATTCAAGACGCTAATGGCGGTGCCTTCTATAATGTGAATGGGAAAATACGTGCTGACTTGTTATTGAGTGCGGCTAATAACGTAAACAACTTCATCAATGCTGTGTTTACCAGAGGTGGTATGGAAATCCTACCTAACGGTTCTATGCGAGCAAAAGACGCAAATCATAGTGTAGACGGTGTATTCCGTCACGCAAAAAGATTAGGTGAACAACTTGGCGTTGAAGAGGCTCGTGCTTTAATAACTGGTGTATTCTATCACTACCGCGCCAAGTCTATTATCGCTAATGTACCTCGTGACCAATGGCCTGAGAACTGGCAAAAAGACCCGCGTATAGTACCTACACAAGCGCAAATCAATGCAGCGATGGCGGCATTTAATCAATACCCTGAACTACGCGCAATGCAGACTGAGTTTATCGGTGCTAAGAATGAGATGGTTAAGTTCTTAAAACAAGCAGGTTTTCTTTCAGATGCAAAAGCAACGCAGTTCTTAGCGGATGATTCATACGCTCCGTGGCTACGCTTGAAAGACTACCAATCTCAAATCCCTGGACTAGGTAATACAGGTCGTATGGTTGACTTACGTCAGATGAAAGCATTAGTTGGTGGTACTGAAGAAGTTAACGACATGCTTGAGAACATGGCACAAATGATTGGCTGGTGTGTTCGTTCAGGTGTGGCTAACCATACTGCTAATAGTGCGCTCAATACGATGTCCACTATGGGTACAGCAACGCGCTCTAGTATGCGCCCAACAACAGGTAACCCTGCTCACGTTGTTATGGTTTATGAAGCTGGTAAACCAGTATACTGGACTGTTGATAACCCATATGACTTAGCCGCATTCCAAACAGTAAGTGGTATGAATAGTGGGGTTATGAAAACAATAGGTACATGGCTAGGTAGACTCCGTGCTGGTATCGTGCTATTCCCTGCATTCCCGTTACGCCAAGTAGTAATGGACTCACAACGCGCATTTATTACATCAGGTGTAGATAAACCTTGGGCTATGATGGGTAAGATATACAAGTCATTCCTTACAGGCGAAGCCTTCCGTGGTACCAATGCAGACATTCAAGAGTTAATGAACCAAGGTGTTGTTGGAGCTGCAGACTATACAGCCTATGACTCTACACGTGGTCGCGCTAGTCAGTTTGGTATGGGTGAAGCGCCTAAGACTATCTCTGATAAATTTGTTGCTACTAAGGGATATAACTACCTACAGAAATTAGCTTACAGTGCCGACCTAGCAGTGCGTTTAGGTATCTATCGTCAGACTATGGAAGAAACTGGTGACAAAACACTTGCCGCTACTCGCGCTCGTGAGATTATTAACTTCCAAAAATCAGGTACAAGTCAGTTTGTAAACACACTAAAACAAACTATTCCGTTTATGGGTGCGTACTTGCAAGGTATGGATGTTAACTACAAAGGTATGGTTGGTCGTGGTAACTCTATGAAACAGCGTAAAGCTGCCGCAGCTGCATACTGGGGTAATATGGCTATGTATGCTGGGTTAGTTACTCTTTACACAATGTCACGTTCAGGTGATGACGACTACGAAGAACAAAAAGGTTTTATTACTGACCGCAACTTTGTAATTCCTGGTGGTGGATTAATACCTGTACCTACTGACGTTGGCTTCTTAGGTAAAGTAATACCTGAGCGCATTACGGATTACATACTGCAAAGTGGTACTGAGAACCCTGAGTCACTTACACGTTTACGTCAAGGCATCTTAGAAGCCGCCGCCGCTGGGTTTACTCCACCATCTGCAGTTTATGGTGTACTACCTGCTGTAGAACTAGCAACAAATTATAGCTTCTTCTCAGATATGCCTATCGTTAGTGAGCGCTTAAAAGGTCTTGCTCCATTCCAACAATACACAGCTAGCACTAGTGAGTTCGCTAAAAACGTAGGGGATGTACTTAACTTCTCACCAATGAAAATTGATTATATATTTAATGCCATTGGTGGTACTTCTGCAGGTGCGTTACTTCAGTTTGCTGATGTGGTGATGGGTAGTAACAAGATGGCGGCTGATAAGTACCCTGTGATTGGCTCATTCCAACAAAAAACTGTGGGTGGTAGATACGCTGAAGAATACTACGCGCTTCGTGAACTGACAGAACAAGCCTATAAAACAGCTACAGCTATACAAGCTGAAGGTGACGAGGCTAAATTAGAAGAGTATATTAACCAACCTGAAATTCAAGCTAGACTTGCCGCTCGTGATGCAGTTGAATCTCTGCATACTGAGATGAACAAAGTGAGTCATCAACGTAATTTAATTATGAGCAGTCCTGATTTAACACCTGATGAAAAACGCCAATTAGTTAATGAACTGATGGCTTCTGTAGAAGCTGGTTTGCGCGATATGCAGATTAGGCGAGTACGTAGCGAAGTAGAATAAAAAAGCCCCAGCAAAAGCTGGGGCAAGTGGGTAAAACGGAGAGAGACAGAATGCAACGACTGTCAGGTCAAACTATACTATAGTAAACTATAGAAATCAACACTTATCAACAGTATTTAAGACCAACTACGTCCAAATATGTCCATCACAGTCTCCACACCATTAAACCTAAGTAACCGTCTTCGACTGTGTTACGCATCTCAACGGTATACTCAAGTTCTTTAGCTATCTTTTTAATAATACGCCTTAGTTCTGTTGGTTTTAATGTAGGGATGAAAACGCTATCTTTAGGTACCATAAACTCGATAGGCACTTCCATCTCCACCCCATCAGGCAGATGCAGTATCATCTACTTCCGCTTCCATGTCATGCCACATACCCATATCAATATTCACTTTGTTTGTATCAAACTCAACAGTGCGAGTATTACCTGCCACCACACCTGAACCTGCTGATAAGCGCCTGTTACCTAGCACTGCATTAGATAGTGAAATCAAGCTGTTGAATGAGAACTGTCTTTGTACGCAGTAGTCGCGTAACGCTTTAGAAGCTACATACAACTTGCCAGTATCAGGCTCATATCGCGCTACAATTTTGTTGATGTTTCTATTACGTGGCGGTGCTAACAATCCGTTAGCATCAGGTAAGCCGTCTACTACCAAGATATAACTATGGTTCTCTACCAAGAAGTCAGCAATCAAAGCATCGTAATGAGTAACGCTTTGTTCTACTTCACCACGCATACGGTCGATATGCTTGACCATTGCTTCAATGTTTTCTTGGATTGGGAAGTCATGTATCTTTAACTCTTTTGCTACGTATGCTATTGTATATGCACAAGCCACGCCTAGTGACCAGTTACGTTCTTTACTGGTAAATCTAAACTGCATATCCATCTTACGTTGTACACGCTCAACCATAGGCTTCAAACTGTCTACGTTCTCAACCAACCACGACGCTAAGAAGTGACCTGCTAGACCATAGTTAGTTTGCATTAATGGAAATACGGCATCAGCAACTTCTTTAGGTAGTACAGGTGTACCACGCATATCAAACTCAAACAAGCGCATGTTCTCACCTTCAGCAGATGCCTTTAATGAACCTAACTTATCACGTAATGCGGCGTTTGCTGTTGCAAATGAATTTAGATTCCATGTCGTGTTGTTTGGACGCTCAACACCAGTAATAGTACTACGGTTCTTACCACGACCCATTGTAGACATGTACACAATATCACTACACACTTCAGGTGTCTTGTTGGTAAACTCATCTAGGAATAACGACACGCTGTTAAATACACCCATGCGGTTAACCGTTGCATTGATTGTATCGTGTGGCATAGAAAGCATCTCGCGTGGGTGACCCCATACACTATTACACACCATACCTAAAGTTGTTTTACCAATACCTGACTCGTCACTAATCAACGTAGTCAACATTCCAGGATGCCCTAATGCCCTTAATAGAGGTGAGCTTAGTGCCATGTAGAATATAAACTGATGTATTTCAAATCCTGGGGCATTGTATACATCAACCACCTTACGCCACTCTGACATCTCGCCTTCCATACGGAACATAGCTTGATAGTTTGTTGTGGCATTTGATGGTGGACAGTTACGAATACCATTCTTTGAATACTCACGTGCACCTAGTACAAACGTATTATCGTCTTGCCAACCCATTTGGGTTCTTGCTTTTTCTTCGCGTTGCATTTCTTCAATCTCCGATGTTAATGTTATTAAATATTGACTTAGCTCTGCTATCTTTTTATCGTTAGCCGCTACGCCTTGACTACAAATTATTTCTCTCAGTTTGTCTCGTGAACCTACTGATTTTAATGGGATGTTAAAAACTCTAACACCATCTAATGGCAAGTGTAGTCGACATGCCAAAACCTGACCCTCGTCGGGGTCTCTTAGACGCGCATACGCATAGAAGTCGTTTTTGTATATTAATACGTCTTCCGTTGTACCGTCTTCTAATTTAGTTTGTTTATACAACCCACCCTTCTGACCGCGTATGTACGGCTTTGGTGGGACAGGAATTATTACCTTATCTTTATCTTTGTGGAATGCCGCAAGTGAAGCGTCAATCTTTCCCATATCAACTGGTGCGATACCCACATTAGGTTCTTCAGTTACTTTTTTTGTAACTGGTAATGGTGCTGGTGCAATAGAAACCGTTACAGGCGCAGTTGCCGCTTGTATTTCAGAGCCTAGTTGTATAGGGCTAGTAATTTTATTATAGTTAGGGCAAGACTGACATACGTTACCGCGCAGTGAATCAAACGTTGCACATGTATACGGACCTTTTGTCTGTTCAGCCTTCGCCACAGTAGCATCATAGTCATAGTCAGGATGCTGATTAGAAACCAAATGAATGGATGTAGCCGCATCGTTACAATGCTGGGCTACAGATAACGTAGCTCTCCAAAACGGTTCGTCAATAGTTGCTTGTTCAGTTACCCCATAAAGTAATTGCTCACACCCAGTACCTGCACAGCTACGCTTCATGATTTTCTTAAATGATGAAGATGAATTACCAATCAGCGCTTTAGTAACAGCACTCATTTCTTTCTTTGTAGGTGTTCCAGCAATCTTTAAGGTAGGCTTTATATTCAATGTCACAAAAGCTAAGTCTATCAAGCCTTTGAAAGCCTCAAACATTACGGGCTTACTTTCCAGCTTCAACTCAACTACTGACGGTGGGTCAAAGCGATAGTTTAATGTCGTAGGGATTCGTAAAATCCGAGCGCTGTCCGCTGTACATGCTGGGTCAATGCGTAGGTTGTCATTCAAGCACAATGACTTTAATTTATCAGCGACTGGTTGCCATTCGGCTTTTGTAACTTCGGTATCCAGTATCCAATACACATGCCAGCCATTGCCTGAATCAACGATGGTTGGTCGAGGGAACGAGTGACGAGCGCAGAAACTTTGGATGGCTACAATACCATCTTGTTTGTTAGCGTAGTCTTTAAGTGGGTCTTTATTTTTACAGTCGACATCAAGCCAAAACGCTTTGAGCCGTAACACATTATCTTGTGTACGTGTGCTTGCATCATTAAACGATGCCATAGCATAGTATGCGTTTTTACCTTGCGCTGACGCGTCAATACCAGCGGCTACGAGTACATCTTTACTGTCGTAAAAAGTCTGTACAATCGCTTTACCTTGAATGGTAGTGAGGCAGTAGGTCCCAATAGAAGGCACCACGCTATTAATTAGCGTATTCATGGTGTGCCTTTATTAAAACAGTTCTAGTTGGACTGGTGGATTTGGGTCTAGTCTAAATTCTAATTCTTCAGTTAAGTCTCTGATTTCAAGCTGTAAGCCGTATACCATATCCTTACGTTTTTGGATTAGTTCTAGTATACCTTCTGTCGTAAAACCTATTAGTGGTCTTTTTGTTTGCATTTTGTTCTCCGTTGTTAGTGAAAAATACACCCACCCGTAAGGGCAGGTGTATCTATTATAAAGTTAGTCGCTCCACGCGTCCAGTACATTTGCAATTTTTGCAGAACGTGCATCTGCATCAACTGGTTTAGCCTTGACTGGTTCAGGGATAGCTTCTTCTTCGTCTACCGCTACTGGTTGAAATCCTGATGCTTTAGGTGCCGCTGTAGTATCCACTATGGTAGTAGGTTTTGGCGCCGCAATAGCTGGAGCACCTGTATCTACTTGGTATGCGTTCAAACCAATTGCGCGTTCAGCTTCAGGGGTGTCTGCTTGACGGTCAACAATAGCTTGCTCATGCTCTTCCAAGAAACGTGCTGGAGAAAATACCAACTTAGGTGTAGATGAGTCTGTATCAAATTCCATCTTAGTTACTACTGAATCAACACCCACACGGTTACCATGCAACATACGTGCATAGGCTTCTAACGGCAACTGCTGTGTACCGTGACCTTTACCAAAGATAGAAGTCGCTGGCAAGATAACTTGATATACATCACCTGTCATATCACCTTCAAGTACGACTGCTAAACGACGTTGGAAACGGCAAGCACGTGACTCACCATTACCTGAACCCGCGATGTTTTGAGGGCATGTAGCGCACGTTGACGCTTGTGGTGTCTTTGTGCCTGGGTTTGGTTTAACGCCATCTGTTGATGAGCAAGTCGGTGCTGATGCTTGACCACGTACATATGGAACTGTTGGGTCATAATAAATACGACTGTTCGCTGGTGCTGTACTAACGATAGCTACATTCATTGAACGGTCTGTATTCTTAGCAACTTCCTTACCGCCTACCATCATACGGAATACACCGCCTTCAATAGAGATACGTTTTGTTGTGCTACCTGAAGAAGCTCCTGCAAGTGCTAATGTTGTTTTACTTAATTCACGTTTCGCAATATGTGCTGGGATTGCGTTACCACTAAACATTGTTAATTCTGTTGCCATTTTTACTCTCCTTAATGACTAATATTAGATTCGATGTAAGCATCTAAATCTGTCTTACGATATAACACACGGGCACCCAACTTAACATACGCTGGACCGTTATTATCTTTTCTCATACGTGCTAATGTCGCGGTACTTAATTGAATATACAGTGATGCTTGTTGTATATTCAGTAACGGTGTTTCTTGATTGTCACTCATTTACAGCTCCTTCTTTGTTGATGGTTTACGGATTGTAATCCCATACTCCCTGTCGATATTCAGACTAGGTGGGAAATCATTTGGATGCGCGGCAATCCAATCACGCATATTTGTTTCATGGATACGTTGTTGAAGTAAACCAACCGCACCGTGCTCAATAATGTATTGATGCAAAGCAGGCCAGTCATTCGTCCAGTATCTATCTTTGACTCCTTTGGTTACAGTACCGCTATCCGTACGCACTGATTCTAGTTTTTGCTCTTTCATCATTTCTAAAATAGTGTTACGAACTTCTTGGCGCTGTGCCTCAATCTCGTCAATCTTAGCTTGATATTCAGCCATTGCTACTTCCATCTTGCGATGAATAGCAACCAGCTTATCAATTGTAATAGTCATATCACTCTCCTTATTTAAACAGCAAGAGACAGTGTACAGGTATCATACAGTGTCGTCAAGTATTTTATTAATTATTTTGAGCTAATATGTTACTATACAAATCAACAAGCTGGTTGTGGGATTCAACTTTACCATTTAGCATGGTGTACATATGGCTTTCCGCAGGGCTACCTTGTAACATTATTACGGTAACTTTATGGTCTTGTCCCTTACGGTGCGCCCTTGCATTTGCCTGTAGGTAGGTCTCAACGCTTGACGTAGGACCAAACCAAACAATAGTATTCGCCGCTGTTAAAGTAATACCATGTGCCGCCGCTTGTGGTTGAATTACTAATACGCGAGGGTCAGGTAACTCTTGGAAGTTTTGAATATGTGTAGCGCGTTTGTTTGCTGATACTGCTCCGTTAATTACTGCACAGGTTATTTTCTTTTTTGTTAGGTATTTTTGTATCACTTCAATCGTATGTGTAAATGGTGCAAACACAATCACTTTCTTTAAGCTCTCATCAATCACAGCTTCTAGTTCTGCCAAGCGATTACTAATATCAAAATAAAGCGGAGCGCCTTCGTCTGAGTACACTGCACCGCATGAGATTTGTAATAACTTGTTTAGCTTTGCCGCCGCATTGACTGCACTGACTGATTCACCAGCCGCTTCAATCAATAACTGCTTCCTCAAAACATCATAGTATTTAGATTGTTGCGGAGTCATAGGTACCTCACGCGTTTCGTATGTGATGTCAGGTAGGTCTAGGCATTCTTCTTTAGTAAATCGGATTGCTGGTTGTAGTGCTTTGTATACAATTTCTTTAGCACGTGGGCGTGGTATCCATTTGAATGTAGTAATCTTCTGCATCACTAGGTCTTTCCAACCACTCATGAACATTGGTACATTTTGTGGACTGACTAACTTAGCCAAGCCATACGCATCTTCGGGCGACTGAGCCGCTGGTGTACCTGTCATCATTATTAGTCGGGTGGTAGGTGTTACTAATTGTCTAAACGCTTTCCATCTACGGGTCTGTGTAGACTTAAATGCATTGGCTTCATCCACAATGATGCAATCAAAGTTAGCTTCTTTTAATTCTTCTAGCACAATCTCAATACCGTCAAAGTTTAGTATGACAAACTCATAGTCGCCTTGAATGATTGTACGCCGTGCTTTGGGGGTGCCGTGTGCGATACCTACTGAACGATGGGGTAGGACTTGGAATAAATCACGTTGCCATGCGGCTTTCATAATAGACAACGGGCATACAACTAATACTCTTTTAACCTTATCTTTGGTCATCAAGTAGTCTACTGCCCATGCCGCGCTTGCTGTCTTACCAACACCTTGCTCGTTAAATACAAAACACTTTTGGTTGTTAACAATAAATCCAGCAGTCACTTTTTGGTGAGCCATTGGTTTAAACTTACCTGCCCATACGTAATCTTTTTCAATAACTGATGGTACTTTTTTTAAGCCTAGTTTAGTTAGGGCTACGGCATTCTCGTAATCCCACTTAACCATCAGTTCATATATACCATCGGATATCTCGCCTAGGTTTACACTACTTGCTATTGCATCGGTAAAACGCTTTGGGTTTCTTACTGTTACTAAAAGCGCTTTGTTATCTACTATCTCCATTACTTACCTTTCTTTTCTCCTTTTTTATGGAGATTTTTCTTTACGTTTGTGCTCTCAGACACAAGCCTTAGATTACTTTTAGCTGATGTACCACCTGACTCAAGTGGTTTTATATGGTCTATGTGTTTACCTTTACGGTCGATTCCTAGTTTATCATACATTCGGCGAGCTTTAGCACGTTCTGTATTTTTTTTATTATCCCCAGTTCGTTTCTGATACTCCCATTCTTTCTTGTATTCTTCACATCCTGGTTTACAATCTTTACTTCTCGGCATGATTTAATCCTCGTTTAAGTATATAAAGATGGGAGTTTGTTCTCCCATGTAGCTACCGTCAATGTTAAAGTCGAAATACTCGAATGCTTCATCTTCGGTCATACCATCACGTTCCATTAATATATCAATGATAGTAGCTACATTATAAACCACTATTTCTTTTGTCGTCTCTCCGATTATGGCATCGTCGAATCCATCAGCTATCACCATTAGTATCTCCTTGATTTTGATATACGTCTATCTTTAGTGTTGTGGGGGCATGTTATTACTTCACACCATCCGCATAGACCTGTCGGATTCTCGTGATACATATTCATAGAGGCAGCATGCTCCATTGTTTCTACTTTAGCCAGCCACTGCTTCCATTTCGGCTTCGCGTCTTTCTTGTGGTACTCAGCAGTTATTACTTTGTCATGCACAATAAATAATAGAGCGGCTTTTACATGCTCTACTTCAGGGAAGTATCTGAATATCATCAACGCCATAAGCTCTAGCTGGTCGGTGTCAGGGTACTTGGCACTGCCTGTTTTATAGTCACCGATGTACGCACGTTTCTTTTCTTTGTCTACTACTACAATGTCAGCGACACCACGTATGAAAGCACCTTCACTTAAAAACTCACACGGTTCTAGGTTATCATCCAGTGCCATTTCAAACTCTGTTAACTTCTCACCTTCTAAAGCTATGATTGAATCAGCAATAGGTTGAAACCTAGTATGCGGACCCAACGGCTTGTTCTCACCAATATAATCTTCAAGTGCCTTATGTACATCCTTGCCGTACATGATGGCTTCCGTTTCAGGAGTCGGCCAGTTCTTTAGTATCCGTGTTTCGTAATACTGTCGTTGGCAGTTCTTGAAGGCTTTTATTGCTGAGTAACTATATGCCATTTATTTTTCAAACTCCTTTAGTATAGTTCGCACTTGGGCAAGCGAAATAGGATTTCTACTTCTAATCTTCTTAGGTTCGTCTTGCCTAATCCATTTAGCAATCTGTGTAATTGAATCAATTGTTCTTATAATTTCTATTTTATCTATAAATGCAACTGCGCGTATCCAATATTCTACGGCTTGCCAATCTTGCTGTAACGTGTATAGCTTTGGCGGTGTACGGGGGATAGGGGCGTCCACAATCTTAGGTACTACTCGCGCTACATTTACTTTCGGTTCTACTCGCGCCTGTTTTTTTGGCCTGCTGTATTCATCCATAGCATCAGGTGTTACTTGATTTAGCCATTTATCATGCGTCTCTTGGCTAACGGGTTGTAAACCTGTCGCGCATGACCATCCCAATAGACTAGTAAAGTACGTTCCTTGTCCTTGGTCAATTTGGTCCTTCAACATACTAACAATAGCTAATGCATCTGTTTCATCATACCCATCGTCTTCGTAGCATGCTGTTCCAGTAGATACTAGATAATTAGAACGACCTCTGTATATAGAATCGCTTTTCCTATACAGCCCAAATCCCTGTGGTTCAATATTACTTAGCGTTGCCATATCTTTTCCCCGAACCTACTTCACAATCTAACGGTAAATCTTTAGCCCATGTTGGTGGTGTACGCATCATTTTTGTAATGAATGTCTTTGCTTCTTCTACTTCACCATCAGGCACTACACATATTACCTCATCATGTACCAATCCTGCAACCCAGTATTTTTTGTTAATGTTGCTAGTATGCTCTGCCATGATGTCACGTGCTAGGCTTTGTGTTACACGTTGGAAAACCTTTGAGCCATACACTTTATCTTTCATCGTTGCACGACCACGGCGCACATCATAATGCCATTCGTTCCCTTTGACTCCTACACTCTCAGTCAAGTTAGGGTATGGTAACGACAAGCCATTAGGTTTAATAATCCCAGCCGAACCAAGCACAGGTAAGAAGTCATACACAGTATGCGACTCATTGTTCCTAATCCATTCCAGTACCTGCCCACCTTCGCGCCACGCATCAGCTACGCTGGTATTCTTATCACGATACAAATTCTTTAAGCGTTCTGCTTCATTAGCTGATACGGTTGTCTTACCCTTGCTTTGTATACGGATAGTCTCACGTAGCTTCAATGCGCCTGTACCATAGATTAATGATAAGCAACACACCTTTGAAATGAACCGTTCGTTACTATCTTTACCAATCTTCTTGTAGTCCAAGTTAAACGCCTCAGATGCAAACACACGGTACAAGTCCATGCCTTCGTTAATCTGTTGTATAGCATCGTGTTGACCAGCAAGCCACATACCCAAGCGTAACTCAATGTTACTCAAGTCAGCTACTACTAGCTGATGTCCATCGGGTGCCATAATCGCTTTACGCAATGTCGAACCACGTGGTAAGTTCTGTGGGTTAGTATCAAAGCCTGACCAGCGGTGGGTAATCATAGCACCTGAGTATTTCAATGAGAACGGATAGGTACCACGTGAGGCAATGTCTGCATATGATTCTGTTCTTGTCTCACCGATGGTCGACTTGTTAGCCAAGCGCGTTGCTACTAGGGTAGCAATCATAGGGTCTTCGCTGTCCATGAGGTCAGTAAACTCCTCGTCTGTCTTAGCAAATGCCCATGCTTCTTTACCTGTCTTGTCACTAATCTTAGTAGGCGGTTCAACACCACGCGACTTGAGTAACTCTGCAAACTTATCATTACTCATTAATTGTTTCTTGAGTGTGTCCTCATCTTTAACCCCAAGCAAGTTCATCATGGTCAGTAGTGAGCCACGTTTGTCTGCACGAATCTTCATCAAGTCATCCACTAATAACTTCTCGTCTAGCTCTAGGATAGGCTCGGCAAACATACGGATAGTCAAATCAACCACGCGTAACTCACTCTTAGGAAAGTTAGGTAACATCTTTTTAAACACGTTATAACATATTTCTACATCATGTTTACAGTAGCTACCGTAGTCCTCAAGCTCTAGTGGGGAGAAGTCCTTGCGATGGTACCCGAGGTACTGCTTGACCTGCTCACCTTTAGCCTCTTCACCGTAAATCACTGCTAGGTTAGCTAGGCTCACTGATTGCTCCAGCCCGTGAATAGCCATTGCCATACTCATGGTATCTAAGTAGCCTGCAGGTTTAATTCCGAATCGCCAATTGAGGATAGCCGCATCGAACGCTGTGTTCTGTGCAAGCATAAGGTGGTTCTCCCACGGTAGGGAATCTAAGTGCTCCTTAAGTTCTTTATACGTACCTGTCGCCCACACAATCGGACCATCATCTACTTTAGTAGCGACACCAATCACTTCGAACTGCTTACTACGTACGTATTCTTCTGTTGTTATCTTTGAAAGGCTAAAGTCTTTGTCGTAATAGGTTTCAAAATCTAATGTTATTAGTTGCATTCTGCTCTCGTTATATTATCCAAAATATATTATCACCTATTCGAACTCCAACATCTTCTGTATTGGTTTGGTCGTCAGGGCTTGTCCACATTAATTGTTTTACTTTATCGCCTACATCTGTTGGCATTGCATTTAAACTCTTGTAATAAGTAGGCTTACTCATGTTCCCTATAGAATCAGTGCTTTCAACTTTGAATTTACGGTCACTAATTCTATACACTACTTTACTATACATCTATCTCCTCCTTCGTAAATCCCAGTCGTGATGGCAGTGAATGTCACACCAGCGCTTACCTGCTTCTGCTATCGGCTCAAAACAATTCAAGCATTCACCTGTTGCCTCTGCTTCAAGCGTCGGTTTTTTATTATACTTGCGACGAAGTATTTCGTCTAGCTCTGAATTAATTTGAGCCAAATCTGCGTCATCTGCCATTACTTTTCTTCCTCATAGTGTTCACCTGTGTTACCGTTTTGCCCTATGGTATCAAGTCGGCGTTCATTCCAAATGAGTGGACAACTTGTCCATGCACACTCTTTAGTGTCAGCCAAACTCTTACCACATATGTTACATAACGTTTCGTCATGACTCGCCATACAGTTCCTTTTGAATAAAATAAACTATCCCTACTCCTGCGATTAAGCCTAAGCCGAATGCAGTGCTATAACAAAGTATATATTCAATTACTAATTGCATCTAGTACCTTTCTAACGTCGTTAATGTTTGATTCGTTTATAATTATAGCACGTCCACCTGCTAACTCAATGCTAGCTAACTCGCGGTTTTGCAGTGCGGTGGTTGTGTTGCTACCAGCCTTACATTCTATACCAATGAAATAGCCGCGTAGACAAGCAACAATGTCAGGGACACCACTACGCCCGTAGCCACCAGTTGCAGGAAAAAAATAGTATGCGTTGTATTCTTTAAGAATTTTCGTAACTTCATTTTTAACTTTCTTTTCGGGAGTGATTGCCATTAATTTCTTCCTCGTTTAATACAGGTTTAGCATGAGCTGATTGCATCAAACTCATACACTTAAACAGCCCTTCGTACGTATCACTACCGCACATAGCATCGCTGTAACCCACAGGTTTATTGTCGGCATCGTAGAATACTTCTTTGATTTCATAGTATTCATCTTCATCTGTAAATCTAACAACTCGATAATTCCAAGTCATACCTCTACCCCTTTAACATGCAAGTCAAGTTCATCAATGTCTATCTCTGTTTCTTTGTCATTAGGTAACTTACCTATGATAGACGTTGGGTAGTGCCCTGTCCTAAGCACTTCAACCACACACTCACCTTTAGTCCACCATACCCACTTAGGTAATGTTCGTTTGACTTTCATTTAATGCTCCTTCTTTGGTTGTCTGAATCCATTAGGCACTTGCCCTGCGGTTAAGTCCTGCATTACTAACATCAGCTTCTCAAGTACCTTCTCGTGGTCATCAAGCCTTGCCTGCATATTGATTAGCCCCTTGTGCATAGCTGTTAATGCTGTTTCAATTTGTTCTTCTGTCATTCTGTTGTTACCTCTCCGTTAGTTTCAATCCATACTTTAGCACCACAACTTAGTGGTTTGTCGGGACTATATACAATTATACTATCACCCTTAATCTCTACTTTGTTTGCATAAGTATTGGTCTTGTACGTCTTTACAGTTAGTACAGGGTTTCTTTCCCCTGTTTTTGCGTTAGCTTTGACCACGTGTTGGTTAACGTGTATTATAGTTTTCACAATAATGCTTCTCCTAGTTGTTCAAACATTTCGTCCATCGTTAATTTCTTCTCGACGATTTCAACTGCACCTTCGTGAGCATAATTAAAATACCTAACGGCTTCGCCTTCATCGTCGAGAAGTACCCACACCTTATTCGCCCTTTAGAAAATCAATCGTAGGTGTTTCTTTACGCAAGGCGTAGTACTCAAGCTGAACCTTCGCGCTGTTAATCATCTTACCTGCTACGTTGGCAAGCTCACCTGCTTCTTTAGGTTTAATCTGACCTGTCATAAGTTGGTCAAATACATCTGCTAATTCATTGCGTAGTGTTGTTACATTTTTCATTTTCCACTCTCCGTTTAATTAAAATTTGTAATCGTTTTGCTTCTATTAGTGCTTGTGGTATGTTAGTAAGTTTTGCTCCTTTCGGTATGAGTTTGTTAAAAATAAATCGTATATACTGGTCAGATATATTTTGCTTATGCCACGAGTCATACTTTTTCTTATATTCTGAATAATAATTAGGATTAGATTGCTCCTGTTTCTTGTTTCTTTCTTTATAATAATTTGGGTTCTCAGCAAATAACCGACTGCTTCTTTCCCTGTGCCTTAAATTGATAGCGTCTTTGTTTTTTTCCCTGTATTTAGCATGCCCTGCATTTACTTTATCGGGATTAGCTGCTTTCCATTGTTTTACTTTTACTCTATTTTTGAGTTTATATTCTTCGGTACTACATAATTGGCGATAATATTCTTTAAGTTTATCCGCGTTTTTCTTTCTGTACTCGTACCCATAAACGCTGTAACATTCTTTGCACCAAGAACGTAGCTTGTCTTTATACCCTGAAAAACTAAACATATCAAACGCTTTAGTTTCTCCACACTTCTTACACGGTTTCATGTTTAACTTTCCTATTTATAAATCTAATCATTCTATAAACATCAATCATCTCTTTAGGTATCTGTTCCTTTGATAGTTTAGTATACTTAGCATTACTTCTAATCTCTGCGATAACTTCCGCATCAAAAAATTTATCCATTCGCATCTTGTTATACGCTTTTATATTATCTCGATACTTTACTCTTAATTGTTTACGCCATTCTGCGTACTTTTCTTCTCCCATTCGAGCACGTCTATTTATACCATGTTGCTTATTCTTTTCTTTTTCGATGGGGTCTTTACGTTTCTCTCTTTTTTTCTGTAAAAGAACCTCTCGATTAGCTTGATACCATTCTTTATATTGTGCTGATTTCCTTTCTAATCTGTCACCTATACTCAATGACTTTAGTTTTCGCTGATACGAACAAACTTTACAACAGTGATTTAGCCCATCTTTTGTGTGTTTGCTCTTATAAAATTCAGTTACTTCTTTGTACACTTTACAACCACCGCATCTTTTCATATCAGTCACCGTATTTAGTATGTAATAACAATTCGCAGTAATGTATTGCTTTTTTGATATCTTCTGCACCTTGTTTAGATTGATGCCTACAAACATATTTAATTATGTTTCCTTCCAAGAACCCAAGATTGTTAGCCACAATAAACTCTACAGGCTGAACTACCATATCGGTGTAGTGATTGCCACCCACCTGCTTGGTCAATGCATTCTCTTCTTCATAAAACATATCCGTCATTCCGTCACTCATTTTTATCTCCGTTATTAATAACTATCAAACATTGTTAGCCCACTGCTTATACTTACTTGCGTTCTGCGCTGTGGGCGTTCTGACTTGTGCGCAGGTGGTCTAGGCTTGTCTAACAACCTGTAGGTTGTAGTAGCATTCTTTATCAGTATCTGTTGCGGTGTAGAAACTTCAACTGGTTCAACTGGTGTCTCGTGGACACGTCTTACATACGGTAGCGCGGCGTTGTAAACACATTGCTTTTTACCATCAATTACTTTCTTATGGCATCTAAGGTGTCCGTGTGTCGTTAACCACCGCAAGTACTTCTTACCCTTCTCAAAGAACTCTAATGCTTCAACACATTCTTTACCTGTTACATCAGCACGTTCTTTGATGTATAGGTACGCGGCTTCTTGGTTTGCTTCTACTTCAATTGATTGTCTGTCTTTTACGCTCATAATATTTCCAATAATAAATCATCATAACTTAATGCATCTTTATCCTCACCGAACTCAACGGTCAGTAATAACCTAGGCTTGTCAAAGTTAAGTACCATATGATTAACCTGTGTATTAAACAGATAATACGTGTCGGGTTGGTATTGTAACTCAATAAACTCACCTACTGCAACATCTTTATCAGGGGTAAACACACAATGGCTAACACCATCATAAGGATTCAACACCATGTTAATACTTACACCCCTACGTGTATCGGTATGCCAGTTATAAAACGTATTCGGCGGTAGCATCACAACCCCACCCATCAAAGGATGTCGACTGCCGATGTCAGCAAGCACAGGGTCATAAGCCAGTACCTCATTAGGAATGCGCGTCGCATCAAAGTTAAAATACTTTTGCCATTGTGCTTCGGGGTGCATTGCTGTATGTATAACAGCTTGCGTTATAACAGACTTACTTTTTATCTCGTGAAACGGTACCATTTAATCTCTCCACTGGTTTAGCTAACAAATACTTATCACCCATACTATCAATCACTGCCTGCACTCGTCTCGCACGATTAGGGTTAGGGTCAACCTTTATCCCATACAAGTCTATATACGTTAGCTCATGCCCATAAATACTAATTGCTTTTCTAATATAATTAAACATCATCTCTCTCCTTTAAATATAAGGTGCTACCAACTGCGCTATGCCATACGCCATAGCAAACATTAGCGCCCCAGTTACAGCCGCTATCACTACCGTTACAATATCATTCATCACTCGTTCCTTCATTATGATACATCCCTCACTTGAACAGTCTGTCCGACAGGTATGTTAGGCACTGGTCTGTTATTGACCACAAGCCAAAGCACAGGCAAATCACCCCAATCCCCGACAGAATCACCATAAAATTCACCATCGGTAATGACAACAGCACATACGTAGTCATCTCTTTTCTCCTCATACATCCAGTTAGTAATACATGATGGTGTCGTACCACCACCGCCCACAGGTCTAACCACGTTAGCCAGTGTATCCATAGCACCGCGCTCAAAACTATCTACGCCTACTACCTTACTACCCCACCATGCGATGTCCACACCACTTGGCTGTGTCTCGTCTACTAACTGTTGCATATACCCCATGATGACGGACAGCATACGGTCATCAACAGAACCCGATGTATCACCAGCAATCAACACACGACCAATGCTCTCGCTATATGGCGCTGGTATATACAAATCATATGCTACGTAAGTCTTGTGTGGTCTACGCCATGTTTGCTTGTCATTGCCACTACATGCACTCTTAAAGAACTCAGCAAGTAATGACTTCCAGTCAACCTCGGGTACAAGCATCTGTGTAATACTACGTGGCATATTCGCACCGATACTGCTAGCCAATGACGCTTGGCGTAACGCGTTGTCTACCTGTACCTCGATGTCCTTGGCATCTTCTTCGGTTACTTGTTCAGCTGATTCCCAATCATGGCTGTCATGCCCGCTTGTAGGTTTTGCTTTACCATTCTTTTTAAGGTCGTCATACACAGCCTTGACGTTCCACACATTAGCATCGGCGTACTCGGGCATGTAGACACCGCCCTCAACAAATGATATGCCAGGCTTGCCGTACAAGTACTGCGTGTTAATCACAGCGTCACATGCAATGTTAGCTAGGTCTTTGTTCTCCTTCCACAAATCCTGCCATATGAACAGATGTCTAAACATCTTATGGAAGTTCTCATGTAGCACGATAAACTTAAGCTCTGATAGCACCAAGCCCTCAACAAAGTCACGATGGTACACCTCATTCAAGCCATCGGTAGCCGCTGTCTGTACCTTGTGCTTACCATCAACAAAGCTAACCGTACCCATCATGACAATACCAGCCATCCATTGCCAATCTTTGTCGTTCATAATAGCAACTTTAGTTTTGCTAATCAACTGCTCTGCATTCAATCCATCATCTCTCATATTATTCTCCTAAAACCAATCGGCAATAACGGTATCAACTTTGTGCTTGACTTCATCACGTGCACCGTCTGCTCTAAGTTCACCAGCATCAACACCAAGTAGCGCTGACTCTAACCCTGCCCTAGCTTTCTCTAGCTTCGGGTCATTCGATACATTCAATCTCTTTAGCATGTCGCATAATTCTACAGCATTCTCTACCATACTGTCACGAAATATCTTAGCCTTGCCTGTAGTATCATAGCCTAGCCTATCGCTCATGTGTTTAAGCGTGTCGTGCAAGCGTGTCCACAAGTCTTGGTTCACCTGCTGAATGCGCTCTGCATACATAGACTCGTATTCTTTTTGCATCTCTGCTATCACCTCATTGGGTGCGTCAATACGAAAGTCGCCTGTGCTTGGTAGTGGTAGGAACCCCACCTTGAACCTAAACTTAGTAGCAATATCTGCAACATCGGGGAACTCATTGCGGTCAAACAATGCACCTAGTTGGAAGGCTTGCGCACTAATCAATGTCGGGTAGTCACGCAAGAACTCTGACACTAGCTGATTGAACGTAGCCTCACTGTCATTGACCCACTTCTTCAACTCAAAGAACTGCATCATAGGTACCAAGCGTTGCCCACTATCAGACCAAGGTAAGGTCAAGCGATAGAACTCATTGCGTGTTAGTGCTACAAAGTCAGTCACTCTCTTGAGGTTATTCATACCAGCCAATAGGTTCTTGTTAACACGTGCCGCATCATCACTGTACGCACCTTTACTCACCTTAACTTCTTTAGACGCATTCTTGTCCAGCTTACGCGCTGTCCATGTTGATACGTTTAACTCTACAATCGCCGCATTCAATGTACTCATTTTTGATTCTCCATTAGTTTATTAAATATGTATGTTCTAGCTTGCTCGTACAGTTCCTTGTACGTATACTCATCAGACATATCTAATATATCTGTCAATTCGTTTAGCACTTTTACTACTTCGTCGTTGTTCATTTCTGATTCTCCTGTAAATATCTTATACCTTCTTTGGTTATCTTCATTAGTGCTCGATGTCCATTACTCTGTACGTCTGCTATGTACCCTAATCTCGTTGCTTTGATTAGCATAGTCAACGGATACGTATCCATATTGTTTGTGTCCACAGGGTCGGTGCCATACTTGACCAGCCACTCAATTAGAAATGGAATCATCATTTTTTTCATACTACAAAATCCACGCGTTGCTAATCGCAAACGATTTAATCTGTTGGTTGTGTAGCGCGATAGCTTTTATCTTGTCCGTAGCTATTATGGTTTTAATCCACGTGCTTGTGACTTCCTTGGGTAATCGGAAGAAGTACGTAGCAAACGCGTCTACATTGCCAGCTTTAAGATACTGTAACGACTTGAACACTAGCATCAACTGTGCTGGTGCGCTTCTTGGTACTCGCGCATTCTCGGGCTGTTGCACAATGTCATCCAGTGTGGGTAGGTCACCGCCCAACGCAAACATGGCGCTCATATCCAATGCGGCTTTCATACCCACAGTACCAATCAATGCCTTAGTCATCAGTGCTTCGCCTGTCGTATCCATGTTATAGATTTGATGGCTAGCTAGCTCCAGTGTACGTGGGCACACGTACTGCTGACTGTTGTGCTGTGGGTGGAATATATAATGAAATATACCTTGCCCATCCTTATGCGCTCTAGCATCGAACTCGGTGTCCTTATACGAACTAAAGATAGCTGGATTCTGTTTAGCCCACGTCGTCACAAGCGGATGCACGTTGCTATCAATCGCCCATGCTTGCCACTCATCTTGGTATGGCTTACGCATTGGTACACGTACCACTCGGCTGTTGCTGTGTGCATTGGTTCTGTCACCCACACCATCGGTCGCAAAGTTAGTCGTGCCGAACACGATACTACCCTCGGGCAACTTGTAGTCACCAACCATCTGCTCAAGTAGTAGGCGGTTCATCATCAGCTTCACAAAGTCCGTGCCCTTGAACACCTCATCAAGCATGATGACTTTAGGTTTAGTCGAGTCTGTGCCTAGCCATATCTCATTGATGAATGCGCGTGTTACCTTTGCTTGGTGGTCGGGCATTGATAGCGCGATGTCGGGGATGTCCTTGAGTGGCACGTTGATGTAGATAAAATCATAGCCACT